TTTGACAGTGGCCTTCCTATTTTCCGCAATAAGTTCTTTTTCTTTTTCGGTTCTGGAGTCCCAGATAGATTTCATCGTTTTTGATCGATTAGCTTTTGTATCAGGACAAGATCGAGAACATCCCGGGGCGTATCCCTTTATGCCATTGATAAAACGACGATGATTGCCACAAGAACATAGAAAGGAAATTTTTGGATTTTCGAATAAAAACAATTGCTCCTTTAAGGAACCTGCGTTGGGAAACCTGTTGTTTAAGTATTTGCAGATGTCCATTCTATCTCCAATTATTCGGGTTCGTCGTGATGCATTTGGTGTGGACAATAATAGCTGATTGAGAATTTCCTTCATTTTGGACATCCATGTATAGTNTTTTACTAAATAACATTGCCTCTATTATAACAGGAGAATCTAAAAATGCCGATTCTTACATCACCCGGTGTGATTGCATATGTTAATGATCAATCTATTTATGCGGAACCAAACCCAACAACTATTCCATTGTTTGTTATTGCTACTCGCAGTAACAAGGCCACCCCGGATGGTTCTGGGACTGCTCCGGGAACTACGGAAGCAGAAAAACTTCGTATTGTCACATCACAGCGTGATCTGCTATTGAATTATGGTGAGCCAGTGTTTGTCACCTCGGCGGGTGAACCTATACATGGTGATGAAACCAACGAATATGGACTAATGGCTGCACACAGTTTTTTGGGACGTGGTTCCAGAGCTTACATTTTACGTGCGGATGTCGATTTGGGTGATATGGTTCCAACCACACAAGAACCAGTTTCTCCGCCAGCAGATTTTACATATTGGATTAATTCATCTAGTATTGTTGGTGGTATTTTCAAATATAATGGAACTAAGTGGAATGCAGTGAATTTTTCTGTTTATACCAGCACCCCCACAAGTTCTGATGGAGCAAATGGCGATTGGTCATTTGATTATTCCAATTTGGATGGGACAATTCGTTACCGCCAAGGTGGAAATTGGCTCATCCCCACAGATGCAAATCTACAATCGAGTTTTACGTCCACTACTACATTGCATGTCAGCCCAACTACACCATTGGCAGCAAACACCAACGATTTCTGGTACAAAACTTCTGCATCTTCGGGTGGGACGAATCTTGCATTGGCACGATACCGTGCTGTTGATGGAGTATTCATTACTACTGCTGTTATTCGTAGTACTGTTGCACCTACTCCTAATGATGGAGTAGTCTGGGAAGACTTGTCTAATGTTAATATTACTGGTGCTCGTCCGTTGTTTGTTGGGACTGGTGCTGAATTCATCAATATTAATATGGTCGTACAGCCCACAGAACCGGTCACTGAGCCCGCTGATGGCACATTATGGTATGATGACACCTTTACGGACTTTGCTATGTATCTGGAAGGCTCTGACGTTGGATATGGTAACCAATGGGTTCCAGTTACCACCACAACAGTGAGCAATCCAACTGCTACCCAAAAGGTCATCTCCGCATCAAAACCGGCATTCCCGAACGATGGTGCAATTTGGATCGATATCAGTACTAATGAAACATTCGATAATTTTCCATTGGTCAAACGATATCAATCAGGGTCATGGATCGATATCACAGATAGTGTTGTAATTTCGGATGATGATCCAGTTGCATCTGCTGTGCTTAATGGTACCTATTGGATTAACACCGGAGAATATCTAACCCGAAATACGGTGAAGAAATACATTAGTGATTATATTGCACACACAGTTTCTTATGATGCTGGTGCTGATACCTATAGTGTGGTTGAAGAAACTGGAAACCATTGGTCTCCAAATGCCGGAGCTAAATTTGGACGTAAAGCCGTTCGTGATCTGGTGGTAGAAGGAATTCAAGGTGCTCTCGTTTCGAATGAGGAAATCCGTTCTGAAAACAATTATTACCAACTTATCACTGCTCCGGGATATCCCGAAGCATATGATGAAATGCTGGCCTTGAATTCGGATAATGGAGAAGTATCATTCATTGTGGCAGACACACCAAAATTCATGATTCCATCTGGTATTCCTGAAGGACGCGAAATCACTGTTGTAGAATGGGCAACCAACTCAAATAATGTTTCTGCAACTGGAGAAGAAGGNTTTTCATCTGCCCGCACACCATATGCAGCTTGGTGGTCTCCGTGGGGACTCTCAACGGACTTGGATGGTGATGATGTGATGGTTCCACCATCGCACATGACATTGCGTACTATCGCTTATTCAGATAGTGTGGCTGCACCGTGGTTCCCGCCAGCGGGTCTTAATCGTGGTCGTGTTGATAATGCAACTTCAGTCGGTTATCTAACCAATGATGATGCATATGTCGCCGTGCAATTGACATCATCAATGCGTGATACAATGTATGAAAACGATATTAACCCAATCATGTTTAAACCGAATACCGGATTGGTTGTGTTTGGTCAAAAATCCTAGGTCTTCTACATCTTCTGCTCTTGATCGCATTAATGTTGCCCGTTTAGTCGACAAAAATGAAGTATGATCTTCAACGTCTATTGGAACCATTCCTATTTGAAATTAACGATCCGGTAACTCGTCGTTCTGTGCAAGTTTCAACCGAACGGTACTTGGCTGGACTAAAGTCGCTTAGAGCTTTGTACGATTATGCTGCGAGATGTGATGAATCAAATAACACTCCAGCAATTATTGATGCGAATAGTTTGATTTGTGATATTGCCATTCAACCAGCGAAAAGTATTGAATTCATATACATCCCAATTACTATTCTGAATACCGGAGAAGACTTCCCGTTCTGAGTTGAAAATCGACTAACAACGTATTAAATACCCCTGTGATGGTTTTAACAACATAGGGGTATTTTTTTGGCTATCAAATTGACGACTGAAGAATTTGTTAGCCGTGCTCGTGAAATACATGGGGCAAATACTTATTTCTATAGTAGTACAAAGTATGTATCTGCTCATAAGAAAGTAATCATTACATGCCCAAAGCATGGAGACTTTCTGATGACTCCAGCAAACCATACCCATCTATCAAAACCACAAGGATGTTCTGAATGCGGTAACGAGCGAGTCCGAAAAAAGTTGTCTAGTGATGTTGCTACTTTTGTCTCTCGGGCCAAACTGAAACATCAGGACAATGAAAAACCGATTTACAATTATTCAAAAGTGATATACAAGACTGCACGAGATAGAGTCATTATCATATGTCCAAAGCATGGAGATTTTGAACAAATCGCACATCATCATCTGATTGGTCATGGATGTCCAGTTTGTGCAAGTGAACATCGGGGTATCCAAAATAGAAAGGATTTCGATACATTTGTAATAGAAAGCCAGAAAACTCATGGTGAAAAATATACGTATATCAAATTATTTCGGCGTGATAAACGTGCTCATGCTTTGATTAGATGTACCCATCATGGCGAATTTGTTCAAGAATGTACGAATCATTTATCCGGGCATGGATGTCCTGTCTGTGGAAATCACATGAGCAAAGCCGAGATGGAAATTTGTGATTTCATCAAACAGCTTGGTATTGATGTAGTCCGTAATGATAGAATAGTAATCAAACCTAAAGAACTTGATATTATCGTTCCTGAAAAGAAATTTGCAATCGAGTATTGTGGGAACTATTGGCATAGCGAGCTTAATGGCAAAACTAGAAAGTATCATTTGGACAAACTCAAATTGACTGAAGCTGCTGGATATCGTCTTTTGACAATATTTGAAGACGAATGGGCTGGTCATCGAGAAATTGTTAAATCAAGAATTCAACATATGCTCGGCAAATCTGAACGGGGGGTTGCTGCCAGACATACTAAAATTCAGGAAATTGATTTTCCAACTGCACGTGATTTCCTTAATCTATATCATATCCAAGGAAGTACCAAACATCAGAAGGTTCGGTATGGTGCATATTTCAATGGCCAACTCATATCAGTCATGACATTTAATCCATCTCGCAAAGCTATGGGTGGTGATGGTAAAGTATGGGAGCTTGTTCGGTTTGTCACTGATGGTCTATCACATCCTGGGATTGCTGGCAAATTGTTCAAGAGATTTCGATTAGACTATCCAGATGAAACAATAATTTCTTATGCTGATCGTCGTTGGTCGGACGGGGGGTTGTATAAAACGTTAGGATTTAAGGAGATTGCCACGGGATCACCGAACTATTGGTATGTTAATCGAGCCAATTACATTTGTAGAAAACATCGATTTGGTTTTCGGAAACAACGCATTCTGGAAATGTTTGATGCTGATCCATCAAACACCGAGTGGCAAATCATGCAGGAAAATAATTATGATCGAATTTGGGATTGTGGGAGTTTGAAATACATGTTTAATGCTAAATATTGATATGACAAATTACATTTCAGATATCCGCCGTCGTGCCGGTCTTCGTGAATACGAAGAACACCAATACACAATTCTTGAATATGGTCCTTTAGAAGGTTCTCAGCCATTTGTGTCTGGCGGAACATTAGACCAAGTCCTTCAGATGGTCAATGATACGATCAGCAAACATGAACGCGATTTAGCTCAAGACCCCCAAGGAAATGGTTTGATTGGAAAAATCGTGATCGTTCCCGGGAATGTTCGAAATCAGTTGTGAACGTTGAACAAGTCTAGTCAACTAGAATTTTTAAACTAAATATCAATAGACCAGTTGTGGTTTTATTGAGGATTCTATATTGGATGAAGAACTTAACAACATTGAACTTATCATTCATGAACTTTTGGATGTGGGCGAAATAGAATTGGTACCATCCTCTGATGGTCTTGGTCTCAAGGCACATTTGAGTGATTTAGTTAATGATGAATTGGAAGATGGATCAATTGAACGATTATTTGTACAATTGTATGTAGAATGTCTTTTGTCGAATAATCCTTCTGATCCAAATATTGGATATACTTCCGATGATGTGATAACCAATTCGAGAATTTTGGTTGCTGAGGTTGGATCGCAAACTGATCCACCTGAGTATATTGGTGAAGCATTTGAAAAAGAAACTTTTGTAGAGCAATTTATCTCAAATCAATCGATGCGGGATGAACTCGATACAGGTTTCGACAAACTATTAGCGATGGCAGCACCCAAAGAAACTTGGCTTGCCCATGTGAACTCCCTATATAATGATCGTATCCCTGGTGATAACTGGATCACCGCAAAAATGAAAGCTTGTTAATGTTGGTTCTACTCGCACCTGGACAAACGGATGCTGAAATCGACAAGGTGTATCTTGGTCGGATTGAATCTTCGTTCACATCTGCGGGGATGGAACAGATTCGAGATGCAGCGGAGACTTTAGCTCCATACAATTTTGATCATATCTATTCTAGTGATCTATATACGGCACAGGAGACGCTACGGGCGGTCCTGAGAGCCAATCACCATGAACCACCATGGGAGTATGCAGAGGAGCTTAGAGAGCGTTCTGGGGGCTCCTACGAGGGCAGGAAGTATGCTGATATTCGTGTGGGTATGAGTCCACGACAGTACAAGGCATGGGAACGCGATCCATTTGAGGCTCCACTGCACGGGGAGACATTATCAGATGTTCAAGATCGAGTTCGTGAATGGTTTGATACACATGTACGTGTTGACACTGAACACAATGTCACGATTTTGATTATATCACATCCAGATACAATACGAGCTTTGATTTCATTAGCAAGGGGTGATGATCTTGTAGATGCAGTGTCAGTCAAAATAGAAAATGGTATGCCATATTTCTACCATGGATCGCTTAAATAGGTTTTCTTGAATTTCCTATGGCCACAATCCCAGATACGATTCCATCCTTGTTTTTTACGATTTTCCCATTCAGTCATATTTGGATCATCTGAATCGTTCTTCCTTAGTGCAAATCTGTGAATACGTTTTAATCCTTCGAAATACCAATAATTTGGAAGACTATCATGAACAAATTCAAATCCCATTTGTAGATAACCATCACCAATACCCCAGCGCAGATCGGCAAATGTAAATATTTCTTGTGGATTGCATTCTCTCTCAAATTTTCTCAATAATTTCGATCCACCCCCGACAACTGGCACCGATGATGCAAATCGTGATATCTCATAAACATCATCAACGATCTTTTTCATGCCTTTTGCACGATTTGGTTTGGAGAACGTCATCACTGAAACAAGATTATCATTATAAAATAGACCATATCGGAATCGGCACCCGGTGTATCCTTGTAGATGATATTGGTTTAAGAACTCTCTGGCAGTTGATAAATCAATCTCGGAAACAATACACTTTCTTGCATAAACCCTATTAGTACTGAGGTTCATTGCATGTTTGATTCTATTGATAACAATGTCAGGACGATTCAACCATTCATCCTCAAATACTGTGATCAGTTTTATTCCAATATCTTCGCAGCGTTTTCTTTTCTTTGAATGATAATAACGATCCTTCCCCATGAGTTCACTATGCCAATATAACCCACAATATTCGATTGCAAGTTTATGATCGGGGAAATATCCGTCTAGTTCAATTGGTGGAATTATTGTACGACTATTCCGAACTAATGTACCATCATCTACCGCGTCTAATAATTTATATTCGGCTTTAGATATAACTCCGGGGTTACACTGTGGGCATCCATGTCCTTGTAGATGAGAATATGCCTTTTGATTAAACTGTCCATGCTGGGGGCAGTCTATAATAATATCCTGGTGTGATCCAGTGTATTGTGATGATTCATAATTATAGGTGGAATTGTGAATGGTATTGCATTTGTCAATCCATTCATCGGTGGTATGCTGATGTTTATCAGAACATTTAGGACATCCAGAACCATTCATGTGATCACCAGCGAGTTGTTCAAATGATCCATGTGTTTTGCATATGATTGTGATTGGATTTGACTTTCCTCGATAATGAGAATCACTGTAATCGTAACAATCACCATGTTGTTGAATGCATCTATCAGTCCATTCTTGTTGTGATAATCGTTGTTTGATCCCATTTTTAACACTGGCACATGTCGGACATCCATTTGGATTATTTTTCCTGATATGGGCTGCGGGAGATTGAATGAACTCACCATGAATCGGACATACAATTGTAACATTGGTTTTCGAATTGACATATTCGATTGCCGAATAATCATAACGATCACCATGACGGGCTTTGGCCTTTTTAATAAAGCTATCAGCAGTATCAGATCGGCTTTTGCTACGTGACTGATATGAACATTTAGGACATCCAGAACCACCCATGTGATATACCGGTTTTTGGAGAAATATACCGTGTATGGGGCATTCGATTTCTACGGCTGTATTGACGCCTTTGAATATCACATCATGATATCCATAACGATTGCCATGGCGATTTATGCTTCTTTGAATGAAAATGTCTTTAGTCAATGCCATCCATCACAACCTTTGTTCAGTTTTACTAAATAATAGTATAATAGATTCTTGCCAAGATCAATAGTAATTTTGGATTATGCGATGAGGAATAAGATATGTCAGTGAATTCATTAGCAAATTTTGGAGTACCGGGTCTTAACGGGGACCGCAGTGCCAGTCTACAGCCTATTTTATCAACACATTGGAGGCTATTGACATATAATTTTGGTGCAAGTTCTGAACCTGCACCATATGATTTGACCCGTCAGGCCAAACGTATCACTCTTCCAAATGTTACCTTCGAGATGGCTACATTATATTCATATGTCAGTGCAGTCTATATCCAAACACGTGGTGAATGGGCTGAAGGCAGTATGGTCTTCATCGATGACATCACGAACAGCGTTCGCCGACGAGTTGAAAATCAAATCTCTAAACAGAAAAACTTTTTTGATCAGACTATGTCACGAGCCGGAGAAAATTATAAATTTGAAATGGATGTTGACATTTTAGCTGGTGGTGCATCTGCTGGTGGTTCTGCATCTGATCCGAATATCATTCGTAAATATGTTTATGCTGGACGTACATTAGTTAGCATTGAAGATGGTGAAATGTCTTATGACCAGGCAACACCAAAAGAAATTTCAGTCCGTTTCAGATTCGATAACGTCACCACATTCGATCAAAACGGCAATAGACTTGGAAGTTTCTCGCACACCAATGAGATTCAGTCCCAATCTGGAATTAACTCTACGGGTGCGGGTGCATCTGGTGGTACTGGCATTAGTCTCGATAGCTTCACCACTAATTTTGATGGGTCTACCGGTATTTCAACTGGCGGTGCTTCAGTTAATTCGACACTATCTTTCTAAATTGATTGACGTTTAATAATCGGCATATTAAACGTCAATCATGGATGCCAAAACTAAAAAATGGATAAGCAAAGCCAAGGCGGTTCACGGTAATCGCTTTGACTATTCTAATTCAAAATATACTCGGGCCATTGATAAGATCACTATTGTTTGCCCAGAACATGGTGAGTTCCAAATTGCTGCTAGTAAGCATTTGTCAGGACAAAAGGGATGTCGCGGTTGCAAATCAAAAAAGCTGGCAGATTTACGATCAATATCGGTTGAACAATGGGAAACCAAAGCCAATCTAGTTCACGCTGGTAGATATTCGTATATCGGGGATTATACAAGTGCCAGAAATTCTGTTACTATTGTATGCCCGGTCCACGGCCAATTCAGACAATCAGCATCTTCTCATCTTTGTGGTCATGGTTGTCCGAAATGTTATTACGATTCGAGGCATGGTTCCAGAATTGATTCAGAAACTTGGCTTATGAGAGCCTATAAGCTGCATGGTGAGAAATTCGACTACACCGATACGCGATGGGGGATTCCCAGAGACCAGATCACAATTCGATGTAGGCA